CCCGCGCTTGCAGCCTCGCATTCTCCGCACGCAGCGCCTCGGCTTCCCGCGCGGTGGCGGTGAGGGATTGAAGCGCGGTAACGGCTTCGGGTATTGCCGCAAGGTCGCCCAGTTCCAACCGCCCCACCAGTTCATCCACCCCGGCCAGTTCTTCGTTGGTCATTTCTTGTAGTCCCCGGCCTCGATGGATGCGGCCACTTGGGTCATACCCATGCGGCGGAAGTAGGCTGCAATCAGCTTGACCTCGGCGAGGATGGCGTGCTTGCGGTCGATAGCCAGTGCGCCTTGCTGCGCCTCCAGCGGCCCGTCGAACCACACGATGTCATCACCATCGTGTACCCAGTAGCGGTCTTCCTTGTGGCTGTAGTGTACTGTCGGCATCACACTTCTCCTAAAACAGTAGGTCCTTAGTCACACTCGATCTCCCGGATGCTGGTCCAGACGTAGGGCATGTAGCAAATCTCATCCCCGTCCTTGGTGACGGTCCAGCCCGACAAGTAGCCAGTGCCACCCACGATGGTGGCCGCAGCGGCAGGCACGACAGTGCCCATGGCGAGGCCCACGATGAAGCCAGTGATATACTTACGCATCGATGTTCTCCTTCTTGGTAAACTTGCCAGACTTGTCACGCTCAGGGGTAAGGTTGCGGTAGTAGTCGCGTTCGCATTCCATTGCGTACAGATCGGCGAGCAGTTGGCTCATGCCACGTATCCCCCACAGTGTGCCTGCGAAGAACCCGATAATCCCAACCGCAGCAGCACCCACGGTGAGTTCAACCATGTCAATGTATACCATCAGCACTCTCCATAGTTATCTGCCCGCCCCGACTCGCAGGCTACAGGAAGGTCGGGTGCCCATGCCGGTGGCGTGGACATGATGCGAATGATCTCTGCCTCGGCAGCTTCAGCACTGGCCGTAGGTACTACACACACGTTCTCGTCATGAACTTGGAAGGCCACGAAGTGTCCGGCCTGTCCGATCAGGGTCATCTGCCAGCGCACGATGATACCGGCCAGAGCTTGCACGATATTCTCAGTGACCTTGCCGCCGTAAATCTTGATCCACGGCAGGTCTTCGAGGGTGCCACCAGCAACCCGGTCCTTCAGCGCCTTGCGATATGTCCGTGCGTCATTGATGTACTGGAACCCATCCTTGGTCTGACGCAGTGCGGGGTAGGTGATACGCAGGTGGTTCGGTAACCGGATGCCTTCCTTATCGTAGGTGATGACTTCCTTGAGCGTACCATTGCGGTTGCCCACCATGTCCTTGAGCACCTGACCACAGGTCTGCCATAGCTGGACGATCTTCCAGTACTTCTGGCGGTAGAGACGGACGATGCGCTCGGCCTCGTTCTCGTCGATGTAGATTTTGGCAAGGGTCAGAGTCTTACGGAACTTGTCAGCCCCCATACCGTAGCCAAGGCCAAGGATGCAGGTCTTGCCTACAAACCTCTCAGTGTAGTCCGCCTTGGTTACAGTGCGGCCATAGACCTCGCTGGCAAACTCGGAATAGACATCGCGTCCCTCACGGAACGCCTGCACCAGATCGTCCTGTCCTGCCAACCACGCGACAGTGCGCGCTTCGATCTGACTGGAGTCGCAGGCGATGATCTCGTATCCCTCCGGTGCCTTCAGGGCTTGACGGATGGTGGTGTTACCTCGGCTCGGCAGGTTCTGGAGATTGACCTTGTCGCCACCTGAGAACCTGCCTGTGTGTGCGCCATAGTAATTGAGCATGATCGGCAGGGGGCCACGGCCAGCGATCCCGATGAACGCCTCGGTCCGGGTCTCTTCCAGCGTGGACTTGGTACCAAGCCGCGCCTCAGCCGCAGCCCGGACACGCTCGTCCGGGTGCTCAAGCAGGGCGAGGAAAGCCTGATCAGTCTTACTGAAGGCGAAGGTCTCCTTACCAGTGCGGGCACTTGTCTTGGTCGGCGCTGTCACACCCAGCAGGTTCAGCAGTTTGGCAAACTGAGGGTTGCTCATCAGCAGTGTCTTCAGTGCCGCTGGGTCAAAGCGTTCACCCATACCGACGATGTCAGACAGTTCCTTGAGTACGTCCTCCTTGTGCTGGCGCACGTCAGTCAGGTGCTTCTTCAGCAGGGGCACATCCAGTTCGATCATCGGCTGGGTGTACATCCGCAGGGTCTGGTCAATCACCAGCAACTCAGAGGGCGGCAGTTCCTTCTTCAGCTTCAGCCACAACTGGTAGGTTAGCTCCACGTCATTGACGCAGTATTCAGCGTAGCGCTCCAGTTCCTGCTTGGAGAAGTCAGCGTAGCGTTTACCCAGAGCGTTGACCACCTCGTCGCCCTTGGCACCCAGCTTGTAGTACTGGGCCAGCGCCTTGAGGCTACCTCCCACAGTGACGTTGTGCAGGGGACGGGCCATCGACAGGGTATCCAGCCACAGCTTGGGCTTCACACCGTAGTGCCATGACAAGATAGCCCCATCGAAGGCAGTGTTGTGACAGAGGATGGCCGACTTGGAGAAGTCGATGGCCTTGATGAACGGCTCGATCAGCGGCTTGGGTATCCACTTCACCGGGCCGTTGTTCTTTTTGATGCCCAGCAGGATCGCCTCGAATCGGGGATCACGGACGTAGCTCTCGGTGGTCATCTTCGAAAGCGAATAGTCTCGGTCATAAGTTGTTTCGAAATCAATGGTATAGATGTCCACCGGGCTACTCCGTTTATTTCTGCGGGGAGACTACCGAACTATACAGCCTTGTCAAGCAGGCCGTGGTTCTCGGCAGCGATGCGAAGGTGGTGGGGCGCACAGCCCCACAACCCGAAGTATTTATCATAGGCTCGGCATAGCGCACGCAGTTCCGTGTCGTTCCTGCGGATGGCATCGCGCAACCGGTTCTGTTCGGTGAGGGCAGCCGCTGCCCTTGTGAGGATATCTTTCTGTTCGTCCGTCACTTGGAGTCTCCCCTCAGTCTGTCAGCCACGAGCTTGGCATAGCCAGCGATGTCATCCCACGAGTCGATGTAACTGGGGTCTCCATTGATGATCCGTCCGATCTTGTGGAAGATCATGTCGAGTGCTTCCTGCTGGTCGTGGTCAAGCTCCTTGCCTGAGTTGTGCAGGAACTTGTGGGTCAACCGCTTGTACCGCTGCGTGATCTCTGCATGGGTCTCGAACTTGCCATACCTAGAGCCACGTTCTGCGAGGATGGTGTCAATCGTGTTCATATCCTGCACATCGACGCGCTTATCCTCCTCAAACATCTCTGTCTGTCTCTCGTCCTTGGCAGTGTCCTTGAGCCACTGGTTCTCGACCTGACTTACATAGGTCGGATGGCACCCCACGCGGCTGGCAATCTGCCACTTGTTGAGGTTGGGGAAGTCGCACATCGTGCGGATGATCATCTCTTTCTTGGTCATGTCACAGTCCTCCCATCTTGCTTGCTGCCAGCACTGCGGTCAGTTTGGTCGTGTCGATATCAGGTACTTCCTTCTCGGGCTTCTTACGCTCAACGATCTCCTTGTGTTTGTTCTTGGTATGCTCTGGCACCAGTTCCCACAGCGGAGGCCATGCCTTCAGGGCAGGCGACAGCGTCGAGTAGGACGCCAGTATCTTGGACACCCCTTCCGTAAACTCCTCGGCCTGCTTGCGGATCGCAGCACACTTGTCCTTCCACGCCACGACTTCTGCGTGGAGTTCTCCCCACACGAGATCATCTTTCAGGGTGATTGCACCGCCATAGTAGTTCATTTCTGCCGGGGCATCAGCGGGTAAACGCTTGGGCCACCGCTTGCGTGAGGACAGTGTAAAGTGCAGGTTTACTGCCTGCCCACCGATCCGCTGCACAATGATTTTGTCTGTCAAGTCAAAGAACCCTTCAGGAAGTTGTTCCATGAGCGGGATGTATTTACCGAATAGCTTCTCGTAGACGTAGTCACCCCAGCTTACCGGGGCAGTGGCCTCCACCGCCCTGATCCGATCAGTGAACTTGGCACGGGCGTTACCGGTGATCTGCTCAGTCAGTTCCTTAGTTATGCGAACGGTTGCCATTGCTGTTCTCCATGTCATCATACAGGTTGGACAGGCTCTCATATGCCTGCGCTAGGAACTCATGCTTGGGTACGTTACTCTGGGCAGCACAGTCGGCCAGCAGGTACAGCAGTGCCGTCACCACTGTACCCATCTCATAGCCAGAACACGCCTGCCCAAGCAGGATGGTGAGGGCACCAAGGCCCTCGGGTTCATCGTCATCAAACACTACACTCACCTCGCTTACCACTTCACCACCTCGCCGAACGGTGCCTTGTCAGCACCATCGCTGACCCAGAGCACGGGATAGTCAGGCTCCGGACCGAAGTCGGAGCAATACAGATCAGTCAGGAACACGCAGGCCACCGGCTCGATGTCGTTGTCCACCATGTACTGGAACACCGGGCTGAACGCAGTGCCGCCACCACCATGAGGCTTGATATCCAGCGTGTCACCCGGCTCGTAAACATCCGCATGGGACACCTCGCTGTCGAAGTAGATCACATGCAGCTTGCGAGGACGGAAGTGTTCGAACACCTTGGTGATCTCGGCTGCCGCCTGATTGATCTGCTGCGGAGTGATAGAACCAGAGCAGTCCACACAGAAGGCGATCTCACCCATGGTCTCACCCGTGATGCTCGGCAGATAGAGACCCTGCGCTGCGAAGATACGGCTCGGTCGGGCATAGGTCCGGACATCGTTCTTGCACTTCTGCATGAACCGCCAAAGTACGTCAGCCCAGTTGACCTTGGGTTGCAGCACCGCATCGACAAGTCGCTGCATGTTTGCCGACAGTTTACCCATCATCTTGGCAGCCTGCGCTGCCTGAGCAACCTGAACCTTCATCTCGGCAGCGGCCTGAGCCTGATCAGCAGGGCTACCCCCACCGTCCTCGCACTCATCGTAGGCTTCGCCGCCACCGCCGTTGTCATCGTCATCATCAGGCAGCAGGTTGTAGATGCCATCACTGGTGCCACCGCCTGCGTTGAACAGGTTGGGATCAAGGCAACCACCGGGGATGAACTTGCCGATACCTTCCTGCGTCAGATGGTGGTTGATCACATAGTCACAGGCCCGGTTCCACCTGCCCGGAGTGCGCTCACCGCGCCGATAGTTATGCTCGAACATGGGGTGGAAGCACTCATGGGCAACGAGGAACTTGAGTTGCTCATCACACAGCGGATCGATGAAGCTCGGATTGAACTTGACATACTTGCCATTGGTTGCCGCAGTGGGGACAGACTCGTCCAGTATGAACGGCATGTTGAGAGCGATGGTCCCGACGAAGGGATGCTCTAGGATGAGGGAAGTCTTGGCCTTGGCCAGACGGCGGGTGAGGGCGGCGACATCGCCGGTGAACTCACGCTTCACTGCTACTTGCATCAGTTCGCTCCCTGCATGAAAGTGGCCATGGCATCCATGATCTTGCGCGCTTCCTCTGCCGTGTCCTGACGGACATCGAGGTCGTTACGCAGGGTATCAGGGTGGTGGTCCAGCAACTTGCGCTCCACCTGCTGCCGCATGGCTTCGAGGTTGGGGTCTTCGGCGATATTCAGACGTGTCAGTAGGTCACAGGTCTCCCTTGCGTTCTCGATCATGCTGTCACGGAAGATATTCTTGGGGTCGGACAGCTTCTCGGTGATGTGTTCCACATGCTTGTACAGCCGGTGCCAACAGTCGCTCATCGCTTCCTGCTGGATGGTTGCCATGCGGCTTTCGAGGTCCTCTTGGATACGGGTAAGCTCATCACTGGACAGGGCCACACGGAAGTCATTGCTCGGCACCGGGAAAATACCCATGTCCATGTTGAACTTGTTGGTGATGCTCTCCTTGGAGGGGTAGTCCTTCTCGTCATAGAGATCACCCAGCCACCGCTTGGCCTCGGCCACGAGGTACTCGTAGTTATCGAGGAAGGTGGTAACCAGCGACTGCCACTCGGCCTTCTCCTTGCGGAAGTCCTGCATGAACTGGAGGTAGTTGGCACTGGGCAGCATCCGGGTCCCGTCGATACCCCAAGGCAGGGTATTCTTGGCGAACTTCTCACGGATCACACCGGTCTTCTGGTGTACGTTGGCAAGCAGATCGTTAAGCGGAAGCAGAGACTTGTTGTAGCGACCAGCACTGGTGCTGGCACGGTTGATATCAGCCACTTCCTTGGTGGCCTTCTTGTCAAGTTTGCGGGCAGTCCACTGCGAGATCGACAGGGACACGAGGAGAGCACGATCATTGAGCTTCATAGTTGTTACTCCACTAGGTTGTTATCAGAACAGCACGTCTTGGTGAGCCAGCGACCACTTGATAAACGCTTGGGTCGAAGCGAGGTCAGGGTCACGGCGCACCGCATGGCTGACCATCAGCACAGAGAACTCGGCAGGCATACGCTCGGCATAGGTAACCGCACGGTCCATATTGCTGTCAGTGATCCGGGCAGCGATAGAGCCAGCCAGTGCATAGAGCGTAGCCGGATCGGTCGGCACGTCAGCCGTAGACGGGTTCATCAGGACAGCATCGGGGTTGGGTAGCTTGCGCCAGATACGCATGAAACCCACGAACTCAGCGGCTGCACCCTCACCCACGGCACCCTTGAAGCACTCATATTCTGCCTCGTAGGGCACAGTGCCAAGCACATCGGAGACACCTTCGACCCAGCTACGAGGAGTCGGGTTGGCATCGCGCTGCGGATCGAAGTCATGCAGCAGACCGGGACGAAACCGGATAAAGCTGATAACCTCGGGCTTGACGTTGTGGTCGATCATCCACTTGGTGCTGTCGTTGAGGTCAGTCTCGAACTCCAGCGTGGTCTCACGGTTAGCCAGATGGCTCAGGGTACGCACAGCACCAGCACGGTGAGACTGGAGATTACCAGTGGACACCACCTGCCAGCCATCAGCCAGTGGTACACCATGCAGGTCACGAGCCTGACAGAGATGAGCGATGGCCTTCTGGTGATCTGGACCAGCCTGTGTCCGGTCGTCAAACAGCAAGATACCACCACGTTCCGTACCGGGCTTGCCCTTGTAGGGGAACCAGTCAGGCATCTTGTAACCGAACGACTTACCCTCGGCCAGCATATCGGGAGCACCGAAGTCTTCGACCGGAGTCAACGCAGGGTTGCGCATGATGACAGGAACATCCAGTTCATTAGCCACTTCACGGACGATAGTGGTCTTGCCACCGCCCGGAGGGCCGACGATCAGCACAGTACGCTGGATGGGATAGAGAGCCTTGAGAGTCTGCTTGAGAAGTTCAGCACGCATAATCAGTTCCCTTCATAGAGCTTGTGGTCCGGGCCGAATGACACCACCGTCTTACCCCCCATGCGGTCACGATGGTGCTTCGCTGTCATCTTGTTGTCGTAGTAGATCACGTCACCGAACTGGTCCTTGACCAGTGGTCCGTTGCGGTGGTGCCGCAGGGTAAACAAACGCATTACCAGTACTCCTTGATATCACGCAGCAAAAGCTGCGCCTCTTCGAACAGGTCCTCGTTGAGTGCATCACCGGGTCCGCCAATGGACTCCAGTTCACTCACGATAGAGTTCAGCACCCCGAACAGTTCCTGAGCATGGACGAAACTGGCCGTAGCCAAGTCCAGATCGTCGACAGTTTGCCCCGTCTTGGGTAGAACCGTGATGGTTACACGGACAGCCTTCTGCCCTTCGAAGTCCACACCTCCGACACGGGCCACGATAGGCTGGATGGAACGAACGTGGATTTCCTCGTCTTCGACACGCATTACACAGTCTCCTCTTCTGGTTGATCTAACTCGTTTGCCACTATGGCTTCCCACACAGCTTCATCGCTGGTCAGATAGTTGTACTCCTCCTCAAGACGGCGGTAGAGATCGCGGCAGTGCCCACGGATGATGGTGTTCACCTCGTCGATCAGAGCCAGATACTCAGCGTCCAGCAGCTTATCTAAGTGGTCAGCCACAGCACTACGCAGGTCGTCCCGTGGTGCGATACCGAAGAACATATCAGCGAATGACAGATCGACGCTGACAGTGTTCTCATGGACGTAGTGGTGGCCGGTCCGCTCGATTGTCAGCGTGAAGTCACCACCCATGGACATGAGTTTGGTTATGTATGGATAGGTCTCTGTAAGGTTGTGTGCCTCGAAGAAACACTTGTTATCGTTGACGTAGCCAGTGAAGGACGCACCATCCCCCTGTGACCAGAAGCCAGAGAACGACATGTCCTTCACTGTGATACCGATCTTGGCCATGTCCTCCATGAAATTATCGTAGGTACAATCCCACCACTCGGTATGCTCGACGTTGAAATGGCGGTACTTTTCGATCAGTTCTTCCTTGGTCATGCTGCAATCCTCGCCTTGACAGCCAGTGGCACGAGTTCATCCGGCAGGAGCTTGAGTTGTGCTGCCTCTACCAAGGCACTCTCCTCAGGCTGACCGAACAGAACAAAATGCTCCATCTCCAGCTTGGACATGGGGACGTAACCAGTAAGGGGATGAGTCTGAGAGAAATGCTTGGTAGTAGTCCGACCGTACCTGTCGATGTTGCCGAACCAGACGCCTTTCCAGTTGATCCACAGCGGCCAGTGTCGGCCATAGCTATAGACCACATAGAGATCACCCAGCCATTCACCCCACAAAGTGGAGTACTTAGGACCGTTGCCGGTCTTGGAATTGTTGCGGAATAGCTTGCGTTCCTGAACCAGAGAGCGGGCTTCCCAACCCGATACGACAGTGGACTTGGTGTTGTTATCCGTCATTGACTTCATCCTTACTTTACGAGTGAAAACCAAAGTGATCACCGTGCCAGACGGCACCGATCTGATAGGCGATAGGTTGGGGTTCATTGTGGTCGTATCGCCAATAGGTAGCGATCAGTTCAGGCTTGCCGTCATAGACACCACCAATGATACGAACCTTCTTGAGGTTCATGTTCCACTGAGACAGGTAACCAATGGCCTTGAGAAGCTCGTTGTTACCGGCGATCTCAGCCATCTCGACATGCTTGTCAGCGTCGATAGACAGTTCGATTGTACGTTCCATCGGGTTCACAGCTTGATCTCCACAGACATGTCGTTGTTATATTCGAGGGTAGCATCGGTATAACCGTGCTCCTTCAGGGTCCGCTTATCCAGCACTGAGATCAGGCAGCCATCGAAAGGGGAGGACTGGTCAGTGACAACGAAGTCATGGCCAATGGTGAAATCATACACAGCATCAGCCGCACTGAGATAGTGGCGACGAACTGGACGTATAGTAAGGGCCTTGAAATTGGGGGTGTAGACACCCTTGAGATCAGCAAAACTGGTGTAAACTTTGGTCCGGTTCATGACCTTCACTCCTTGGTTTAAGGTAACTGAACAGCCAAATCAAAATAAAAACGTGTTTGAAATTTGATCGGCGGTTCGGCGACGAGTGTATCGTTCCCGCCGTTCGGCGTCAAGTTTCGGCGCAAGCCGTTGAAATCCCGAGGTTTTTCGGCGAGGCGCGGCAGAGTGTATGGTTAGCCATGAGGTAGTGTAAAAATCAAAATAAAAACGCGTTGGAAATTTAAAATCAAAATAAAAACGTGTTTGAAATTTGATTGGATTGTGTTTAGTTAGGTGTAACTGATTGATAACGCGCGATTAAAATGAAACGATACACTGCGCAATGATATAGTATAGTTAGCCAAATGATCTACTGTAAGTACCTGAAAACAAAGGAATGATATAAATAATATAGGTTTTTGGAGATAATAAGGCGAACGGGAGTGATGTTTGTTGAGAGGTTGTATAGTAGTATGTTTGTTCCTATATTGTTCCAAAAAATTGCTTCTGAAAAAAGGGTTAAACAAAAAATTGTTGGATTATTTATATTGTTTATATTAAATTAATTATACAGACACTCACTCACCCCTTGGATTTCCGTGGCTTTCTCCCCACTTTACGTAAAGTTTGTAAAAATTATACACAATCTATTTTCACGGTTTGTTCCGCGCGTTTTTTGATTGTTGATTATTCCAGTGGTAAACCGTTGATTCTATTACAAGTATTTATAACTATACACTTTACATGACATAACTATACAGCCCCCTGTGATCTGCCTGATAGCGGCGCTAGCAGAGCTATAAACCCCCGACGTATGGGAGGAGGTACGACGACGCGAAAGCGCTCGCGTAGCGGGCGAAAAGAAACCCCACCAGCCGGAGCCAGTGGGGTTGGGGTTAGAAGTCAGCGGACTCGTTCTCCACGATCTCGAACTCGTCCGGGTCCATCCCAGTGAGGTCGATGAATGCAGCGGCTTCGTCCTTCGTGTCAAAGCTGTGGACGTTCTCGGTCCAGCCTTCGTACCAAACAACGTGGAACATAGGTCACCTCAGTGAAGCGGGAGGGGCTTGCGCCCCTCCCTAGGTTTAGGCCAGTCGGAAGTGATAGACCTGTTGCAGGCGATGGATGGTAGCTTCCTTGCGCTTGCGTTCAACAACCACTTCGGTCGGGCGACCGTAGCGATCAGTCAGGCGAACCACTTCCGTGGTCTTACGTGCGATGAACATAGGCTTGCCTTTCAGAAAGGAAGGGAGGCGGGCGAACCCGCCTCCCAGTTTGGTCAGTCGAACCAAGCGGCGCGCTTGGGGGCGTTGACGCCTTCCCGCTTGGGAAGGAGAGCGAGGTACGGATTGCCCCACTTGTCGGCGAGGATCACCGGTTCCGTGCCCTTGGCGTCGGGCTTGAAAACCCGAGCGACCAGCTTGTGCTCCTTGGCGATGGCTTGCACCTTCTTGAGAACGACAGCCGCATCATCTGCGGAGTACTTGCCGTCCACGAGCTTGCCGAGGACCACTTCACCCTTGCGGTTGGCCTTGATGCCGAACCGACCTTCATAAACCTTAGCCATAGCTAAGTCTCCAGTTGCCTATCCCGAGGCTTGTCAAAGAGAGCCGGGTGGGATTCGGGTCCCGGCCCGTCGAAGCGGCGTTCCGTTTCGACAATCCCTTTATCGCCTAAAGTGACAGGAATGTAAAGTTATGCCCTATTGCGCGGCTTGTCGCGTGGCGATTGCGCACCATGGCAGAGGCGACCCGGGGGGCACATGGACTGGCGAAACGCAGGCCCCCCATGGGATAGTATTCCGCGCTGAACGAGACCCCCAAAAACCAACGTGTATAGTTAGCTACACCCCCCTCCCCCTTGACCTTGACGAACCCCGCGAAAATGCTACTTTCCAACCATGGACAGCCTACCTCTCCATCTCACCAAGTGGACCGACCGCCTCGCGTTTGACGTGGCCCTATGCTTGGAAGGTTCAGGTGAGAGCCTCGACGAGATCAAGGACCGGCACCGCATCGACGCGGACGACCTCTTGGTGTTCAACAAGGACCCCGTGTTCCTCAAGCGCGTGGAGACTTACCGCGACGAGGTGAAGGAGAAGGGACTGACGTTCCGACTCAAAGCGCGGGCACAGGCGGAAGAACTCCTGACGACAAGTTACATGTTGATCCACGACCCGGCTGTCTCCCCAGCCGTCAAGGCCGACCTGATCAAGAGTACGGTCAAGTGGGCTGGTCTCGAACCGAAGAACACCGAGAACGACAACAATGCCGGTACGGGCGGGGTGAAGATCATGATCAACCTTGGCTCCTCGCCGTCCGACATGAAGGTCATCGATGCGACTCCCCGCGTGATTGAGGATGACAGCGATGGCGTTGACTCCGACGAGTACTTATGAAGGCGTTCCATGCCTGAGGTTGCGGACGGCCAGTGGCGCTTCGACAGCCGAGGCCATGCTCCGCGAAGATGGCAGGTCCTATCGGACCAAGATTGTCAGGTCCAAGAAACACGGGCTTGAGTACATCGTCATGGTACTGGACTGATGCCGTGCGGTTCGAGTGGGTAGCAGCGATGGTCTATGAGCCGGATGACTCGCAACACTTCCACATCGTCCCGCTTGGTGACTTGAAGGATCACTTGGCCGACCCGTCTTGCTGGTGCTGCCCATCGGAGGATGAGGACGATCCCGGCATCTGGGTGCATCACGCGATAGACCGGCGCGAGGAATATGAACAAGGCAGGATGAGACACTAGCGCCCGTGGTTCTCATGGTACTCGTAGATTTTTTCGGCAGCTTTACGTGCGGCCACTGCCTCTTCGTATGTTCGGAAATACCCGAGTAGAATCGTCTCACCATTGTGGTTGATCCGTGCCCGCCACGTCCCTTTGGGTCGGAAGAAGCTGACTCCGGTCATACCGGATAGATTATCGCCTCGGCGTTTTGCGTTCTTGGTATTCCCACTATGCGAAACAGATCGGAGATTGGTAATGCGGTTATCGCTACGGTCTCCGTTGATGTGGTCGATAAACTCAAGCTCGGTGTTGTAGGTCATAACCCAAGCCAGTCTATGCGCGCGGTAGTCCACACCGTTAACGCGGATCAGGGTGTATCCGTTAGGATCACGTGATCCTGCGATGGTACCAGCAAAACGCTTATTCCACCACCGGCACTGCCATTCCGTAGTGCGGCGAAGGGTCGGTGTGAAATGGTCGGGGCGTCTGGTTTTCCATATGAACTCTCCGGTTTCGGGGTCATACGAGAGGAGTTCAGTAAGGAGGCTTGCAGGGGGTAGCGGTTTAAGCATATCATCACCATGTTGGTTACGGAGTTCATTGTAACCAAGAAATGTTTTAATGCAAGGGTCAGATTGATGTCACTAACCATAAATTATACGCCGCCGCCTACCGGTAAGCGTTTTATGGAGAGCAATGCGCGGATGCGCGTGTTGATGGGACCTGTGGGCAGCGGCAAGTCAGTTACTTGTTGTTTCGAGATAATTCGGCGGGCATCCATGCAACATCCGGATGAAACTGGTAAACGTAGGACCCGGTGTATTGTCGTCCGCGAGACTGCTAGGCAGCTAGAAGATACGACAATAAAATCATTTTTAGATTGGTTTCCGCCCGGTCAGTGCGGTACATACCTACGCACGAAGAAGACCTACTTCTTCAAAGTCGGCGACGTAGAATGTGAAATCATGTTCCGTGCCCTTGATGACTCAGACGATGTGGCCAACCTGAACTCCCTCGAAGCTACTTTTGCTTGGGTAAACGAGTGTCGTGACATTCACCCTGATATTATCGACGCGCTCTCGAAGCGCGTTGGTCGCTTTCCATCCGCTAAGGATGGTGGCCCAACATGGCACGGCACCTTCTGTGACACCAACCCGCCAGTGATGGATAGTTGGTGGTATTACATGATGGAACGCCTCGACCCCAAAGACGGCGTGTCGTTCAACGACAATGGCTGGGATGTGTTCAAGCAGCCGTCAGGTCGCAGTCCCTACGCCGAGAATATCGAGAACCTGCCCGAAGGGTACTACGACACGCAGGGGCGGTCGGAAGAGTACATCCGGGTTTTCATCGACGGGGACTACGGCCTCAGCACCGCAGGGCAGCCGGTCTACAAGTACTTCAGGCCGGACTACCACATGGCCAAGCAGATGCTCAGGCCCATTGTCAACGGGGTGCGGCCCATCATCGTCGGGATGGACTTGGGGTTAACGCCTGCGGCTGTCATCGGGCAGCAGGACCCGAGGGGGCGGGCGCTCATCCTCGCCGAGGCGGTTAGCTTCGACATGGGCATCCAGAGATTTATCCGCACGGTGCTCAAGCCGCTGCTCTACGAGCGCTTCTCCGGCGTGCCGGTCATGGTGGTCACTGACCCGGCTGGTATCCAGCGGGCGCAGACTGACGAGCGCAGTGCTGTGGACATTATCAAGGCGGAGGGCCTCAGGGTCATGGCTGCCAAGACCAACAACGTCTCGGCGCGGATCAACGCGGTTGATGAGTATCTCATGCGGCAGGTGGACGGCGATCCGGGGTTTCTGCTCGATCCGCGCTGCACTGCGCTCAAGGCTGCCATGATGGGCGGTTACCGCTACAAACCCAAGAGCGATGGGATGATCGAGAAGAACAAGCACAGTCACGTAGCCGAAGCGTTGCAGTATCTATGCCTCCATCTGCATAGTGCCGGGGAGGGTGCGATGGTTACCCAGCGGCGCGAGATCAAAAGGGTTGCGGCAGCCGGATGGACCTGATATAACCATACATGTCAGACATGACGTTACTCCTAGTCCTTACCCCCGTTGAGCGTACCCCCTCCCGCTCCGGGGGTATTTTTTGACTGTTGTCCCCTGCAATACCTCGTGCTAAGTTAACCCAAACATCTTACGAGGTGCAGGCATGACTATTTACTCGACAAACCCAAAGATGGACACGTCCGGCATCAAGGGCGAGCAGCCTGTGTATGGGTATATGGGTAATAAGATCGGCACCAAGACCAAGACTGGTGGTGACCTCTATATGGAGGCCATCAAGGAACAGGCCGACGAGTACGGCATGAACAAGACCAAGGCGCTGTCGTCCAGCAACAACATGCGTGCTGCGGCGAATCTGGTCAATCAAGGTTACTCCTGCGACCACGCGATGGATATCGTCAGTAAGGATACCATGTGGATGCCGGACAAGGTCGATATTGTGAAGGCCGGGGCCAAGGCGGTCAAGAAGATGTCGAAGGGTTGCAAGGGCTACTGATAGATGGCTGGTCTAACCTTCCTTCGTGTTGTCGGGAATGACGAGTTGGTTCGTCAGGAGAAGGAAGCTGCTGACCGCGCGCTTCAGGAACGACAGAACCAGCCTGTCATCCTTGGCTTGACGGGTTACCTTCGGCAGTGCTGGGATGTGGCTGAGATGGCCAAGCGTCCCATTGAGCAGATCATGCTTCGGGCCATGCGCCAGCGCAATGGCGAGTACGACGCAGACAAGCTCCAGCAGATCAGAAGCCAAGGTGGCTCTGAGATTTACATGATGATCACCGAGGTGAAGTGTCGTGCCGCTGAGTCGTGGTTGCGTGACATTCTCCTCGAAGGCGGCGGTCCTCCGTGGGACCTCGATGCTACACCGATCCCTGACTTGTCGCCTGCTCAGTCTGCCGAAGTGCAGGGTGCCTTCGCCGAGAAGGTCCTTGAGATCGTGCAGAACACCGGACAAGCTCCGACGAAACAGCAGATGATGGAACTGCGCGAGATGGTCAGTCAAGACTATCGCTTCGCAGTGCTGCGTCAGACCCAGATCAGGGCTGACCGGATGAAGACCAAGATCGAGGACCAGTTCGCGCAGGGCGGCTGGAACACGGCGTTCAACGACTTCATCACCGATCTGGTCACGTTCCCTGCGGCCTTCATCAAGGGGCCGATTGTGCGTCGGCAGCGGGCGCTCGGGTGGAAGACGACCAGTGGTCGCACGCAGGTCGAGGCCATTGAGCGCCTTGGTCCCGAGTATGAGCGGGTCGATCCGTTCCGTATTTACCCGGAGCCGGGGATCAGCAACCTCAACGAGGGGTATGTTTTCGAGCATCACCGTCTGTCACGCACAGAGTTGTCTGACCTTATCGGTGTGCCGGGTTACGATGACGACGCCATTCGCAAGGTCCTTGAGATCGGCAATGGTCAGTCGTGGATCAACGAGGACGTGGAGCTTCAGAAGGACGAGGAGGAGCGCAAGTACTATAGCTACATGCGCCCGACGACCGAGTTCGACGCGCTGGAGTTCTGGGGTAAGGTGAGCGGCAAGATGCTCATCGAGTGGGGCATGACCGAGGACGAGGTTCCTGATCCTGCCCGCGAGTACGACGCCAACGTCTGGATTGTCGGTAACTACGTCATCAAGGCGGTTCTGAACTACGACCCGCTGGGTGAGAAGCCCTACTCGAAGACCAGCTTCATCAAGTGCCCCGGTGCCTTCTGGGGTAAGGGTATCCCCGAGATCATCGAGGACCTTCAGGGTGTCTGCAACGCGGCTGCCCGCGCACTGGTGAACAACATGGGGATCGCCTCTGGTCCGCAGGTCGAGGTCAACCTCGAACGCATCCCGGCCAATGAGGATATCACCCAGCTATCGCCTTGGAAAATCTGGCAGACGGTCAACGATCCGGTTGGGTCGTCCGCGCCAGCGATCCGTTTCACGCAGCCGGACTCTCGCGCAAGCGAACTGATGGCCGTTTACGAGAAGTTCTCCCGCCTCGCAGACGACCACTCAGGTATTCCGGCCTATGTGTATGGCGACCTGAATGTGCAGGGGGCCGGTCGCACTTCATCGGGTCTGTCGATGCTGATGGGTGCTGCTGGTAAAGGCATACGTCAGGTCGTCATGCACATTGACAGCGATATCGTTAAACCCATCGTCGAGCGTCAGTTCGTGTACAACATGCGCTACGATGAGGATGAGTCCATCAAGGGCGACGTTGAGGTGGTGGCCAAGGGTGCCATCAACCTTGCGGTCAAGGAGACCGTCAACGTGCGCCGCATCGAGTTCCTCAACGCAACCGCCAATCCTTTCGACATCGAAATCATTGGTAGGGATGGCCGCGCCGCGATCCTTCGCGAAGTGGCTAAAGGGTTGCAGATGCCCGTGGATGACGTTGTCCCGTCTCGGGAGAAGTCCGCGTATGACCAGCAACAGGCTGCACTTGCGATGGCTGCGATGCCACAGCAGACCCAGCAACCCGCGCCTGCCGCGACTGGTCCTGCCGGAGAACCCAAAGGTGGGATGGAAGGAAACACGGTCACTAACCGCGTGAGTGGGGCGGCATGATCCGGCCCGATCCTCAAGTGATCAAGGCGCTTGCCGCCTCAGTCAGGCAGTTCCCTGTCCTTCTGGACTGGCTGCGTGAGTGGGAGATGCAAGAGCTTCGGCGCTTGCCTCAAGCGGTTGACAACACTGGCATTTTTCAGGGCAGATGCCAAGTGCTTGGCGAGCTTACCAAGTTCGCTTCCGATGCCCCCAACCTAGCGGCTGACTTATGAGCCGACTAATCAAGCTCACAGATTGGAGCAATTAACATGGCACTTCCAGAGCAAGTTCGTAAACAATCCGAAGCCGTACAGGAACTGTACAAGCAGCTTAACAGCGATGCCGCTCCGGCGGGGGATGCCCCGACCGAGGATGAAGCTGTGGGTAGCGAAGACATGGACCCCCCGGCTGACGAGGTTGATAACGACAGCGCTGCTCAGGTACCGGCAGGCGAGCAAACTGCCGGTGCGTCAGACACGGAAGATGAGAACTCTGAGACCTATGCTCAGAGATGGCGTTCCCTTCAGGGGTCGTACAATGCGACGGTTCGGCAGAAGTCCGAACTGGAGCAGCGCGTACAGCAGATGGAACAACTGCTTGCTACGCTCTCACAGTCGCCGCCTGCGGCTGCCCAGACTGAGAAGGAGGCAGAGCCTGTGCGCTATGTCTCTGAGCAGGAGGCCAGCGAGTATGGTGAGTCGATTGATGTGATGCGCAAGGTCAGCCGCGAGGAACTCGTCCCCGTGGCACAACGCCTTGCCCAGATCGAGGGCCTCCTCCAGCAGATGCAGGCGACCGTTGTCCCGCAGGTTCATGCGGTATCACAGCGTCAGCAGATGTCGGCGGAACAGCAGTTCTGGTCTGATCTGACTAACTACGTACCCAACTGGCGTGAAGTTAATGACGATGACGGGTTCCAGTCTTGGTTGCTGGATATCGACCCGCTCACCGGCCTTAATCGCCAGACGTACCTCGAAGATGCCCAGCGGTCGCTCGATGCCCATCGGGTGAGCGCATTTTTCCGGACTTGGCTTGAGTCTACTGGACAAGCCTCTGTTGCTCAATCCACTCCCAAACCTGCTGTCGAGCTTGAAAAGCAGGTTGCTCCGGGCCGTTCGCGCGGTGCCGGGTCAGCCTCTTCCAAGCAACCCAAGACCTACACGCCTGAGGATATCAAGAAGTTCTTCGATGATGTCCGGTCGGGTAAGTACAAGGGTCGGGAACAGGAGCGGGACCGTATCGAACGCGACATCTTTTCCGCGCAGCGGGAAGGTCGTATAATGGCCAATGCTTGATTAGAAGGAACTCTTTGCTATGTCGTATCCTGTTTCCCCCGGTCGCCCGAACTACTCGGGCAACTTCATCCCCGAAATCTGGTCGGGTAAGCTGATCGAGAACTTCTACGATGCCACCGTGCTCGCAGCGATCTCGAACACCGACTACGAAGGCGAAATCCGTCAGTTCGGTGATACCGTCAACATCCGCACCACCCCGGAGATCACGATCCGTGACTACGTCAAGGGTCAGGCTCTGACGGTTGAGAACCCCGACAAGCCGAAGCTCCAGCTTGTCATCGACAAGGGCGAATACTTTGCCTGCGTCGAAGACGACGTGGATAAGGTGCAGTCGGACATCAACCTGATGGACACTTGGTCGAAGGACGCCTCGGAGCGTATGAAGATCAAGATCGACCAGCGCGTTCTGACCGACCTGCTGCCGGACATCGCCGCCACCAACAAGGGTGCCACTGCCGGTGAGCAGTCGGCCTCGTTCAACCTCGGCACCAACGCTTCGCCGCTGACCGTGACCAAGGATGGCGCTGGTGGTACCACCTCGGTGATCGACCTGATCGTCGATATGGGCACCGTGCTTGACGAAGCCAACGCTCCTGAAGCTGACCGCTTCCTCGTCATTCCTGCCAAGATGGCTGGTCTGATCAAGAAGTCGGAACTGAAGGACGCTTCGCTGACCGGTGACAGCCAGTCGATTGTCCGCAATGGCCGTCTGGGTATGGTTGATCGGTTCACCCTCTATGTGAGCCACAACCTGTACGTGTCCTCGGGCAAGTACAACCTGATCGCCGGTCACAAGATGGGCTTCACCTTCGCCTCGCAGATGACCAACATGGAAACCATCCGCTCTGAAACGACCTTCGGAAACATTATCCGTGGTCTTCAGGTGTATGGCTACAAGGTCGTCAAGGGTGAAGCACTCTCGACCGCTGTGGTCCAGTTCTGATCATGATGGGGGGCTTCGGCCCCCCGTCTAGCCAAGAAGGATTTTTGAAATGGCTGCTTACACTGACTCTCTCGGCTTCAACAAGGGTACCGCTGCGTATCCGGACACCGCATGTGTCTACAAGTTTGAAGTCGAACTCGACTTCGCCGAGATCATCGCTGCTCGTGCCGCTGCCGGTGCTACCGCACTGGTTGCTACCGATACCCTTCAGGTGATCAACCTCCCGGCTTATTCGGTGGTCCTCGCTGCCGGTCTGAACGTGGTCTCGGTCGAGTCCACCAACACGACCGCGACGTTCGACTTCGGTTATACCGGCGGTTCGCCTGCGGCTGCCAACGTGTACTGCGATGACTTCGCGTGCACTTCGGTTGCCATGGACTCGGATAACCTTGCTAACCCCACGGTTATCAAGACGGCTGACACCATCGACCTTCTGCTGAACACTGCGGTTCCGACCGACTGCGTTCTGAAGGCGTGGGCCATCGTCGCGAACTGCGGTTAACAGTTTGGGGCTGCTGGCTGGATTGGGAGTTCCCGGTCGGAAGGCAGCCCCATACTCAAGGAGGTTATCATGGGTGTGTATCGCGGTATTACTCAAGACAATGTGACTATTCAGGGCGGTACGGCGTACAGCCTGAACCTCGTCACTCCGTCCATCGGTGGCACGGCTGTTGCAGCCACTGCTGCTGAGATCAACGCTGCTGCTGACATGTCGGCTCGCCTCGTGTCGGCTACTGCTGCAACTCTGGCTGTTACGGCTGCGGCGCATGACCAGAAGGTCATCGTCCTTAACCGTGCGGCTGGCGTTACGGCTACCCTTCCGGCTGCAACCGGTTCGGGTGCTGTGTTCCGGTTCACCACCGGCACGACTGTCACGTCGAACAACAACATCATCAAGGTGGCTGATAGCAGCGACGTGATGTCGGGTTCGATCTATGTGACTGATCAGGCTGCCGGTACTGGTACCGAGTTCAGCACGGTTGCGGCCAGCGACACGATCACGATGAACGGCACTACCTCTGGCGGTATCGCTGGCGGTATCCTGACGCTGATCGACGTTGCAACTGACCTGTATGCGGTGCATGGTAACATCATCGGTACGGGTGTCGAAATCACTCCGTTCAGCGCGACGGTGTAACCGATGGGGGCCTTGTGCCCCCATCAACACAGGGGAAGACCATGGCTGGTAAGCGCATCTACGACACGGACCCATCCAAGAGCCTAGCTCCGCTATCTGGTGCGCAGTCCGCGAACAACGACAAGCTCGTCATCTTCGACGTAGATGCGAACGAGACCAAGCGTATTGATCGGTCTCAGCTTGCCGCTGGCCTCGTAGGTGATCTTCCGTTCACCCCTACCGGGCAGGTGACGGCTACGACTATCCCCACAGCAATTGCTGAAATCGCTAACATGACCATTACGCCGCAGCGGTTTAGCGGTAATGGGGCTACAGTTAATTTCACGCTCTCTGCGGCACCGGCCAGCGAAAATTTTACGTGGGTATTCGTGAACGGCGTATACCAGCAAAAGGATACTTACTCGGTGTCCGGCACGACGCTTACATTTTCGCAGGCACCACCGCTGGGTACCAACAACATCGAAGTAAACACGTTGGGGTTCTGATCTATGCCCACTAACCTGACAGGCTCAACGATCAACAGCACGTATGATCAGTTGCTGCACATTGACGGCGGTCCGGTCGCGACTGAGCAGACGATCTATAGCGGCACTGGTGTTGCGACGGCCCTGAAGGTCGGCACGGTATCTGTCTCGGTGGACAACGTCCGCTTCGATGGCAACACCATCTCGACACTGGATACCAACGGTAACCTCGTGCTTGCTCCGAACGGGACCGGCTCTGTCAGCATGTCCAAGGTCGCCATCACTGGCGGGACGATCTCGGGGATTACTGACCTCGCCATCGCTGATGGTGGTACGGGTGCTTCAGACGCCGTGACGGCTCGGTCTAATCTCGGCCTTGGTTCCATCGCCACTCAGAACTCGAATAACGTCACCATCACGGGTGGCGCGATTTCCGGCGTGTCGTTTACTGGGTCTTTCTCCGGCGTCACGTCCATCGAGTCGGGGACCTTCACCACGAGTAATGCCGCAACTGGTCTCACCATCACGAGCAGCACGATCTCGGCTGATGGCACCGACGCGAATATCGATATCAACATCACTCCGAAGGGGAGCGGTGAGGTCAACGTCACCAACATTGATATTCTGAGTGGTAAGGTTCCATTCAGCACCGTCACCGGGCGGGCCTATGCTTCATTATCGGACATCACGGATCAGACTGGTAACGTCTCAACGCCGACCGCAGTGAAGTTCGGTACGACTGAAGTTGCCGGTAGTGGTATCACGATGGTGACTGACGGGTCTAACCTAACGCGCCTGACTTTCGCTGCGGCGGGCACTTACATGGTTGCACCCAACCTCCAGCTTTTGAACACCGATGCCGCTGACCACGACGTTACTGTCTGGCTCCGACTTGATGGTTCTGACATTGCTCGGTCTGCTACGCGGGTTACGGTCCCCAAAACTGGTGACGGCGGAAGCGCTTTCTTCCAGATCGTGTTCTATGTGACCGTGACCGCAGGGCAGTATGTTCAGGTCATGTGGCTTCCGGAGAACGTCGCTGTTACTCTGGATCATGTTGCCGCAGCCGCAGGACCGCCTGCTGTCCCTGCTATCCCTTCCGCTGTTATCGTTTCTGAAAGGATTGCCTGATGCCCAAGCGCGTTCCCGGTGTCACTGACATGACTCCTGCACAGAAGAAGATGTATACCTCTGGTGCGACCAAGTACATGAAGGAGAGCGCTGAGGAGCGCCGCTACCGTCGTGCTATGGGGTCGCAGGCGGACATCGTCGAGCGCGGCAACCGTATGCAGTCGATGGAAGCCAAGGAGAGCAAACTCATCCAGCGCAGTGGAACCGGCTACGGCAGCTACAGGAGCAAGTGAGATGGCGAAGACCCCAGCGTGGACCCGCAAAGAGGGGAAGGACCCGAAGGGTGGGTTGAACGCCAAGGGTCGTGCCTCTGCCAAGGCTCAGGGGATGAACCTGAAGCCGCCTGCTCCTAACCCCAAGACCAAGGAGGACAAGGGACGCAGGGCGTCCTTCTGTGCCCGGATGGAGGGGATGAAGAAGAAGCTCACTTCGGAGAAGACCGCCCGCGATCCCAACTCGCGCATCAACAAATCTTTGAGAGCTTGGAACTGCTGAGATGGCCAGTCCGAAACCCACTAATCCGTCGCTCTGGTCGAGGGTCAAGGCTGAAGCCAAGTCCAAGTTCGACGTGTATCCCAGTGCCTATGCCAATGCGTGGGCTGCCAAGGAGTACAAGAAGCGCGGCGGCGGGTGGAAGGGGCCGGATAACCGGGTGAAGAAATGAGCAAGGGCGGTCTCGGCAAATGGTTTGGTGAGAAGTGGGTCGATGTGAAGACCGGCAAGCCCTGCGGGCGGTCCGGCTCTGAGAAGTCTACTCGCAAGTATCCGGCCTGCCGCCCTGAGGCCGCTGCCAAGAAGCTCACAGCTTCAGAGCGCAAGACCATGGCGGCTAAGAAATCTGGTCCGGCTCGTCAGTCATGGCCGGTCACGCCGTCTGGTAAGAGGAAGAACTGACATGGCAAAGAAACCCGACAAGGTAGCTGTCGTAATGAGAGAGTACAAGCGTGGCACGCTCCACGCTGGCCGGGACCCCAAGGGTCCCAAGAAGGCACCTATCGTCAAATCTCGCAAGCAGGCTATCGCCATCGCACTGAGTGAGGCGGGTAAAGCAAGGAAGAAGTGATGGAAGAGAAGCTCTATATCCGCGTCAAGAGTGACGGGTTCATCTACGACTATAATGAGCGGATGGCGGTTCATCCGTCCTGCGAAGTGGTCACCGAACGGGAAGTCTATCCTGAACGGTCCATCACCCCGGAGGTTGCCCAGAAGATCGAGGAGTTCACCAAGCCCGCCCCCAAGCGCGGACGCAAGCCTCGCAAGGGTCTCGATCTGGCTACTGACATTGCAGAAGAACCAGTATATACTGACCCCGAACTGGCTGCTGAAGCTGCACGGGGTTGGCCTGAATGACGCCTGCGGATATCATCGCTGAAGCACGAGTACTTATTCAGGACTCGCGGACTCCGTATCGCTATAGCGATACGGTACTGTTGGGTTTCGTCAATCAGACGTTGCGCCGCATGTCGATCCTGCGTCCTGATCTGTTCATGGTCATCGGTGATATCCCCACGACGGCAAACACGGTTATCCAGAGTTGTCCTAGCGACTCGCTACGTCTGGTCGAGATTTTCCAGATCAAGAACGGCGATGCCGTCACCGAGGTCAATCGGGAAGTCCTCGATCAGATGAGTCCCGGCTGGGTCAACGAGGCGGCAGGGACGCCGCTCAACTTCATGCGGCACGTCCGCAACCCGAACAAGTTCTTCCTTTACCCCCGCCCTACGGCGGGGATCGTGCTTGTCGGTGAGTACGCTCAGGTCCCGCCCACCTATACGTTGAACCAGACGATTGTGGCGCTTCCTGACTCCTACCTCCCCGTGGCTGCGGATGGCGTGGTATTCCTCGCAGAGTCGGTCGATAACGAACACGTCAACTCGAACCGCGCCAAGCTGTTCCAAGACTCGTTCAACCAGACGCTGGCGGCAGGTCTCCAGACTCGCACCCTTACCGACACAGAGGAAGGCGGACTTGATCCGAAGCAGGTGATCTGATGGTTGATCGTGCGTTCTCCTCTCTGGCTGCCAAGATCAACCCGAGCGTTCCGGGCTGCCCTACTGCGACGATGATCCAGTACATCCGCGACTCGGCGATCCGGACTTGTGAGCGCACGCTGGCATGGCGCTATGAGGTGCCGCTGTTCGACCTCCTGCCGGGGGTCCACGAGTACGCCTACAACAAGCCGACCAACACGGATGCTCACGCAGTCTTCGCCGCTATCGTCAACGGTAGCCATTTGGAGAAGCTGACGCTCGACGATGCCCTGCGGCTTTATCCCCAGTGGGCCGATCTCTATTCGGGCGAAGACCCATCCGTACTGTGGAGCCTGACGCCTCCGGGTAGCTATAACACGTTTGACTATAACGACTCGCTGTTCAATGATGGTGAACCGTTCGTGCTGCCCGAGTCTGTGGTCGCTGATGCAAGCACGCCACGCTCGATCTGTCAGGTAACCCCAGATAAGTTTATCGTTCTTCCGTTGCCGGATGACAACGAGACCTACACGATGCGGATGTTCTTGGCGCTCAAGCCCAAGCGTGATGCATCTGGTATGGACTCGGTTATCTTCGATGATCTCGAAGAAGTCATCATGCACGGTGCGCTCCAGCATTTGCTGGTGCTGCCTAATCAGTACTGGTCTGATCGGGAACTCGCAGCGTACCACGCCAAGCAGTACGTCTATCAGATCGCAGAACGTCGCGCTCGTGCCAATCTCGGTAATGTCCGGGGTTCGATGCGAGCTAAGATGCAGCCATTCGGAGCCTGACCATGGGTGTGAAGGTAACCAATAACGCGACGACGACAATCGCTGCCGACCTCGGTAGTGCTGCGCTGTCACTCACTGTTGCCAGCGGCACGGGTGCGCTGTTTCCTGTCCTTGGGGGTGGCGACTACTTCTACGCCACGCTGAGTGACACGAACGACAACTACGAGGTGGTCAAGGTTACGGCCCGCACTGATGACGTGATGACCATTGTCCGTGCGCAGGAGGGGACTCTTGCGCTGCCGTTCCCGGCGAACAGCCGCTTTGAGCTTCGGGTTACTGCTGCTAGTGTGATGGAGTCATTCATCTCGAACTACGATTTCCTGCTTCTGTGAAAGGTTAGGTCATGGCTACTATCTCTCCGGTCTTTGATTTTGTAACCACGCAGTCGTCAAAGACCCCACGTATTACATGGGCTGATGCGTCTACGGGCGATACGATTGAGCCGTTTTCGGTCGATGCGCAGACTGCTATTGCGGGGGCGGTTCAATTTGCTGGCACCTTTGGTGGGGCTACGGTGAAGCTGCAAGTATCGAACGACGGGA